ACATTCTCAGCGATTTTGCAAGGAATTCACTCATTTCATTTTCATTATTCTAATTGTATTCAATCAGGATATTAATTAGAACTATGCAAATGTCAGAAAGTCCTTTAAATACAGTACTTTAGAGGATATTTAATTAGGAAATGATTTTTTTTGTTTGTGACTAACGTGTGTCCAACGAACTAATAGGATTTACAAAACGAAATGATACAATATGTTATAAGAAACATGATTCCCGGGGTACTATCCCCGGGAGTTTTTATATTTTTTAAAGCTTCCTGCAGGTACATATTCTCGCACAAATCCTTCAGACGGGTGTCCAAGTCGGACAAGATAATATTTCTTTCCGGCAGAATCCTTAATGGTTGCTCCTTTAATTACGTCTACCAGGGTGTTTTTCTTGATTTTTGGCCAGAGTGTAGATTTTGTCTTTCCGGCGTCCACAAACGTTTGAGTATCTTTACTCATTCTGGCTACGTAAGCAACTGTTTCGGTGTTTGTAGCAGAGCTGGAAGAATTCTGTTCTGCGTAGAATCTTCTTGCCTGGTAAAACTTAGCACTGTGGGTATATGTGAGTCCATTTTTATAAGAAGGTGTTCCTGATCCATGCCCGAACAGCATAGGAATTCCATTTTTCCAGCCAACGAATCCTTCTACGTGTTTTGCCTCTCCGGAACCGAAGTAAATCAAATCGCCAACCTGCAGTTTTTTATAGTCAGCTATGGTCAGATTATCTTTTCCTCCATAATAGGCTACCTGTGTACCTTTTTCCACCTGTTCCCCTGTCCAAGTTCCGATCTGAATACCATAGGCCTTTTCAAATGATTTCCACCAAATGGAGCTACAATCTGAATAGCCGTTAAATACCTGGCTTCTGAGATCAGATTGTGTGTACTGATTCCTCCCTTCTCTTGACTCAGCAAGCTCTACCGCTTTGAATGCTCCTTTTGACACTGTCTCATCTCCTTCATTGTCATCTATATTATCATATTGTGTGAGGTTATTTTGATTGATAATTAACATTACCTGCTGCACATAATCTGGATCCGTTGCGTAGCCTCCATCCCAAATCGCCTGAATACAGGTTTCTGGGCTGGATTGATTACATGCAAAGGCATATCTTCCCAGACTGGTGATCAAATCGAAATAGTCTGATACGGATTCTTCCAGACTATCATAAGCCCGGAATAGGTCTGTGATTGTCGTAAATGTATGACCGTCATAACATTCTTTCGTTTTTGAGCTGTAGACTTTTCCATTCCAATTCGTTCCGGCTTTGATTCCAAAATAAGCATTTGCTTTTACCATCATGTCCGATGCGCCCCATCCTGTTTCTAGTGCCGCCTGAGCAATGCAGACAGATGGAAGAATCCATTTTCGACCAGATGATTTTCGGTTGTGGTATTCGTTCATAGCGTATCTGGACAATGTAGCGATAAAATTTTTAACTTGTGCTGATGACATATTTTTCTCCTGATTTTATTTCTGCGCATGTATTTGTAACACAATTATATCATTTTGAAAATCAATGTCTCTCTACCAATTTAAGGCCATACAAAAAAGAGGACATTCCTGTCCTCTAAATTGCATATTTCTGTACCAATCAACTAATAGTACGGTTAGGGCTTGGATTTTGATGGTTTTTGGGAAAATAAGGGCTTATTTGGATTTTTATGGAAAATGCGCTCTTATTTGCGGTTTTGGGGCTCTTATTTGGCGAAATTAATATTGAAATAAGCAAAAAGAGCCTATTATGGTTCTACTCGAATTCATCATATTTATCCTCCTCCTTATACATAACTATTTGTCTGTCCACCATTTATCCGGATTATTATACATGTCAAGTAGCCATCTTTTCATAGCACCCACGCTGCTGAAAAGTCTGGATGGATAATAATAATATTTACCTTCTGGTTCATCACTGCCCGCTATTTTAGGAGGAGTTACATCAAGCACCCCTGCCTGTTTGTCACTATCCTTAAACCAAAACGGTTTCTCTTCAAATGCCCCGCCCCATGAGTAAAACGGTACGTTTTCCGGATTGGTATTATAAAGGCTGTATTTTTTTAAGATGTCATCCCAATTTGCAGAATCAGAATACGCGAATTCCGTATCGCCAGTATCCGTTGTAAGTCTCCATGTTGGAACCATTGATGTATCACCATTGTAATATCTCCCTTCCAGCTTGGAATTGTCCACAGCCGCCGCTGTAACCATATATATTCCGTTTACCACCCGCACACAAAATCCATATGCTAAATTAGCATATTGAACTCCATATTTAGATTGTACTGAGAAGCAAACTTCTGCTCTCTTGTACGGTGCAGGGTTTTTAAATCGGGCGTACAGGTCGTATTCTCCCCACCACTGATCTTCTTCAACTACCTCTTCTTTCTTTCTCCACAAAAGTGTGTCGCCGCCCCATATTTCCTGTATCTCTTTTCCGCCGGAATAGAAACCATCTATTTCTTTTCCGCCGGAAAAAGCTTTATACTCTATTGCCATTTAGTTCTCCTTATATGTCATGAAAATAGTATCGCCCCTAGTACGAGCTGCTGCGGGAAGGTTATCGTAATCGTCTTTTTTGATGCGCTTCATGCAACGTAATGCCGTCTTTTTTATAGTGCCTCCAGAAGTAGAAACAGCAGCCGGGGTAAAATCGCTCGTACCGTCTGAGAATCCATAGCTCACTACTGGCATTTCTGATCGGGTGCGGTTTACGGTTGCGGATATCTCAGGAGTGTATTTTCCTAACTGCTGACTATTACTATTAAACGGTGCATTGTTGGCAGAATAGGTGTCAATCATGTCTGTAGCGCCGATTTTGAGCGTCCTGCTCATGATGTATGAATGGACGTACCATTGCAGTTCTGTAGGCTCCTGATCGTCGTGCTGAATCTGCTTTTTATAGTAAAGTTCGACTGCCTGTCCAACCATGTTCAGTGGGTTTCCCTGAACCTCGGCGGTATATCCCTGCGCACGATAATATTTCCGCAAATCTTGATTTACGAACACGCCATAGCAAATTTTCATAATCGGCTCAGCTCTTGAAATACCGCCGTATTCGTTGGCATCCCAAACGTAATTCAGCCAATCTTCATTCCCGACAAAGAAACTATTTCTGTTGTAATAAACATTGTTATCATATGCTTCCTGCGCTGTGTAGTCACCTTGTATAAATCCAAAGGCTCTATTCGGGTCGGGGTCACAAAATATAACATTCGGGAACCAAATTCTACCCTCTTTTGCGGTAAAACTTTTGAATGTATCAAGATGCACTTCCTCATTGTTGTAGTATTTATAAATGTTCTGATTACCGGTGGTCTGCCCGTATCTGTAACTGTTCTGGCGAAGCTTCAAATACTCAAATTTACCATCCCTATTCATCCATCCAAAGCGGTCATTTTGCAAGCATAAATCTTTCAGAATATTCACTACGTTCATCTCATTTGAGTTATTCGTATCGGGCACATAAGTGTCGTCCCAATGCAGTTTTGTACTAACTTGTTCGAGTCCCAAAAACTCAAATAATTTATCTCTAAATTGCTTTTGAGTCAGCTTTTTCTTCTTATCAGTCGTCTGGTTCTTGTACCACCTTGCAATATCAGTATTTCGTAATTTATACAGATAATCATATGCAATAAAATTACGTGTCAGGGAATTTGCTTTTCGCTCCGCACTGTCGATTTCGCCTGTGAAAATTTTGATTTTTGTTCCTTTTCTTTCGATATAAACTTCGATTTTTCCAGATGGATAAAACTCTTCCGAAGTGCCATTGAACTGATCGTGGTGAGCCTGAAACGTTATCTGATTGCAGACACAACCGCCGAATATAAAATACTGTTCTGAGCAAATAGACTCATTCAAAGTAAGCGTATTTTGATCGATATTTTCATTTGTAAGGTCAGCAAATTCGCCGTTAATCCAGTGTACTGTAACATTGATCGGTTCAGTTTTTTCTTCTTCAACTTCACCAGAGCCGCCGCCAGAACCGCCACTTGAACTATCATCAAATGGGTTTTTCCCGTCGTTTGTGACTTTGATTTGAAAACTGTCAGAACCAACAAATTTGGAAGCTCCGTTGTCTGTGACATTATAAGAAACTGTGATGGTCTTAGAACCTGCGGTGAAACTATCGAAGCCTGAAATATCATAATCTGTAATTTCTTTCTCGGTTCCGTCCTGCCTTACTTCCACAACAGTTAACCCTGATGGGTCGAACGTTTCTCCGATTTTATAATAAATCTTGTTTGGATAATGTGAAATTCGGATTCCTTTTAGTTCATACACAGTCACTTTGAATGTGGATGTATGATTTTTATACGTTACGGAAATTTCTTTCTCGCCAGCAGAAGAACTATCAAGTTTTGATACGCTATAATCTGTCAACTTCCTCGATGCTCCATCTGTATATTTGGATATTACTTCGAGACCGGACGTATCGAGACTGTCACCTGTGTAATATTCTGTCTTTGTTGGCATTTTGGAGACTTCTATCCCAGATATACCAATTACCGAGATTGTAAATGTTGTCGTAAACTTATTGTAAGTTACTGTTATTGTCTTCTCTCCACCCGATGACATATCTGGGCTCGAAAGAGAATAGCCCGTAATTTCTTCTTTAATCCCATCCGTATATACCTGAGACACAATTATTCCACTGGCTAAAAATTCGTCATCTTCGTAATATCGCGTTTTTGTTGGTAGACTTGTTATTTCAATTCCAGTTACATCTACAACCATAATGTCGAATGTGGTCGTGAAACTCTCAAATGTCACCGTTATACTTTTGCTACCGTACGATGTCATATCTGGGGATGACAAGGCATATTTTTTGATTACTCCTGAGCTACCATCATCATAGACAACATTAACGATAAGCCCAGAAGACTTAAACGTTTCATTAACCATATACCTAGTTTTATCGGGCAACTGTGCTACTTTGATTCCGACAAGTGTTGCAAGACTATATGGCCTATAAGAAATATTCCAATCAAGTCCAGATTCGTCCTGGTGTATGAATGACACCTGTACTGGGCTTTCCGGCGTAGCTCCATTCAAGGACAAATTTGTAGTCTTGCCATTGCTAGTCAAGCTGGATATTCCGGCATAGATGCTTGTATCTATAGGAGACTGAATTACGTTCAGGTACATATCACCATTGTCAAATAAGAATAATTCATATTTTATCTGACTTTCGTGCGCTTCAGAGGCTGCAAAATATGTATATCCTTCTACTCGGATTTTAAGAAGTTTTATACCTCCGTCTAATTCAGTTTCCATCCTGTAAATATTATGCGTAGCTCCATCGCGGTTACAAATTTTCAATTGCTCTGAAGATACCCCAAATCCAATCCAGTTGTTTCCATTAACATAGAGTTTATCTGTGATTACATTGTTGAATCTAAACCAGCTAACGCCATCCAGTATGTCTGTTCCTTCATCCCGTCCGGAATTCTCTATTAGTTGCATCCCGGTTAAAGTATTAACGACCTCAGAAAGTTTATACGTTGTTACATCAACGTTGAACGTATCACTTTTATCTCCTATAAATACCGTTACAGTTTTTGTCCCGGTCGAACTGAAATCATAGCTTAATTCATATAAATCTGTTTCCTGTACAGTTCCATCTTCAAGGGTCATCTGTACAGTTAAATCTGCTTTGGAGATCGTTTCTCCGACATGATAAGTTTTTGATGGATAGTTGACTATTTCAATCTTTAAAATATTATTAATTGCTTCAAATGGGATATTGTTGCTATTTGCATAAGTCTCTGCTGTTGAACCAATATATCCGCGAATTGTCTTTACATAAATCGAGTATTCGCCAATCAGAACAGTTCTGCTCAGAATGGTTAATACTGCGTTTTTATTGTCGATTATGGTTCCTGTTATTTCTTTCAATGACGATGGCAATGTTAATTCTGTCAATCCGCTACAGTTATAGAAGCATCCATCTTGCAATGTTCCCAGTCCCTCTGGAAGTAATAATGTTGTAATTAGTGAGCAACCGGAAAAGCAGCTTTGCCCTATTGTCTTTAATGTAGATGGAAGTGACACTTCTGTAACATTTGACATGCCATAAAAGCAAGCTCCAATTAATCCAGTAATACCTTCTTGGACTACGATTTTTTTGACTTGACTAGAGTGATCTCCTTTTCCGTCAAAAATTCCACCGCCAAAATAACTTGGGGTGTCTATATCTTTTGTATCGCCCGTTCCCGAAACCGTTAATAGACCAGTAATCAGGTTAAGCGAAGCTATGGCATCTGTTTCTACATTTGCCCCAATATTTGCAGTAACCGTATCGGATACGTGTACTGTGTATGTGGTGCTTAATCCTCTTACAGTCGCTGTGATAACCTGTTCTCCGGCAATCGTGTTATCAAATCCAGAATATATTAATTCATAAACACTCTCTTCTTCTCCATCATCGTATGTAATAATGCCGTTAGCACTTTCAAAATCATCACCTATATAGTATTCGGTCTTGGCAACATCAATGGTTAACGTAGCGGTAGCTGCGACATATATACTTTTTGTTGTGGCTGCTCCTTTATATGAAATCGTCAGTTCCTTTGTGCCGGGAGTAGCGCTGTCAAATCCAGAAACATCAAATCCAGAAGTCAATGTTTCATTCTTTCCACTATCCCATACTGCCGTTACGGAATATATCTCTAGTGTTTCATTTAGAAGATAATGATCGCGAAGATTGAACTTTGTAAGTTCTAAGACTGTATCCTCTTTTACAGTGATTTCAACAGGCACGCTATAAGTTTTATATGATAATTTTACAGTTTTTGTTCCAACTGTAGATACATCAACATCGGGAAATGCAAAATTACTTACTGCATTCGTGTTTCCTGATGAGTCATAGGATTCTACCGACAATTCCGACCAATCTAATGCGTTTGGGACGTATACTGCTGCAGGGTTTGTCTTAATTCTTACCCCTGCTTCTTTTATCGGTGTGTATTTCGAGCGGATTACTTTTGGCTTTATTCCAGCATTGCTAATAAGTCTACTGATAGGATATTTTTTAAAATCGCTATGGTATTCTGCTAACACAATATCTGTGGTCTTTCCATTTGTGACTTCACAATCTCCAAATAGCGTATTGTATTCATTCTTCGCACTTTTAATTATATATACAAATATATTCCCGTCATCAAATAGAAAAACTTCGTATTCATATGCGTATTTGTCATAATAATGATTATATATTCCTTTTAACTTCAATTTCAGGAATTTAGCTCCTGTGTCAAGAACTCCTTCTTGCCTATATACGTCATTTATGTTGTTCGCCGATTTAGCCCAGAACATCTTTAAGTGTTCCACATCTGCCCCGAATCCAATATATCCTTTACCGTTTATATAAAGTTTATTCACAGCATTTCCGGCGTAATGATACCAAGACGCTCCTTCTATTTCCAAAGTCTTTTCCTGCACAACATATTCATTGACTTTAGTCATCCCATCCGCTTTATTTAGTAATGATTCAAACGTGTATGTTGCCATATCTGTCCTCCCATATATAAAATAAAAGAGCACATGAGCTGTGACACCCATGCACTCTGGTTGTTAGTATTCAATCAGTGCGATTCGGATGCTTGAATAAAACACCATCCCTCTTTTTTTATCAATTTCATTAATTGTAAAGTCAATATCTGGAACATATACTTTTGCATTCGTATATGTATTTGTTTCGTCATTCCAGTAGGTGATATTTGCTTTACGCTCTTGCTTATTGATAATTGAGGAATTCATTACATTTTGAATTTTTATTTTTTCTTCTAGGGTTAAATCGTCAACTGTTTCAAATTCTATCTTTGTACGATAATGTGGGAGTGTGTCCCTGTGCAAATATCCTTTCATATCTGTCCATGAATCATTTTCAAGTCTTTGATTCGGTGTGCTTTTCCATGTTGCTCTTTTGATAAATTCATGTGGAAATTCTTGAGTCCCGAATTTTAATAGCCATCCCTGAAAATTCCCTGAACTAAATTCGCTCATGTGCTCACCTACCCTTCAAAGATTCCGAAGCCTGTCCGGTTCCTGTATTGCCCGTTCTGATCTCTCAACCAGCGGATGAATTCGTTTCCGTCAATATTCAATACGATATACTGAGGCGAACCACTACCGCCATTTCCAGATTCTTTCAAAGCTTCCATCATTGCCTGTTTCATCGTCGACAGTGGAGATACAACCTCTGTCTCACGCTTGTTATCACCGAGGATTGCTGCAAACTCTCCGGCGTTTCGCGGCACAACTGTACCTTTTGCCAAGTACGGAATCTGTGGCGCTGTCATGGTCGGAATTGTAAATCCCCAGGTACTTCCTCCAATCTTCGGCACCCAATCAGGAACTTTAATCTTTATCCTATTCAATACGCCAATAGCTGTGTTTACCCCTGAGATAATTCCACGAATCATTCCATTAATTAAGCCGATCACGCCATTAATTGGGACTTTTGCAATATTTACTAACGAGTCAAATATATTTTTGAATACTTCTTTGACTTTTAACCATCCTGCATTCCATCCATTTATGAAAATCGTTATGAGATATTGCAAGATATTCCCAATAGTAGATATAATCTTAGATGCTGTTTCTTTTATTGAGGTAAGCAAGATTGAACCAGCATTTTTTACTTTTTCTATTAAAGAACTGGCTGTATTTGTGGCTTTTTCTATGAATGCTCTGCTTTTTTCACCAAAGTAATCAACTATACCTCCGAAAAAGTCCTTTATAGAATCCCAATTTTTCACAAGCAAAACACCCGCTGCTATTACCGCACCGATTGCAGCAATAATCAGTCCGCCCGGTCCGATCGCTGTTGCTATTGCAGATATTCCGCCAAGTATGCCACCGGAACCCGTCATGAGGGCAATTAAGCCTTTCAACGCAAGTCCAATATTGCCGATATTACTGATAAGTGTAGTAACCAATGGGATAATCTTCGCTGTTGCAAACATTCCTATAAGTGCCGCTCCGAACGCTTCGACCAGCGTCTGATGTTCTCCGAGGAAGTTTAAAAACCCTGATACAATATTAATAAGTGTAGGAACGCCTGTTTCAATCAACCACTTCAATGATGGTAAAATAATGTTGGTATATATCCATTCAAGAACATTTCCAAGTGCTTCGATAATTGGTGCAAAGGATTTTGTGAGGTTCTTAATAGAATCCAGTAACGGATAAAAATCAAGTTTTCCGGCCCAGTCCGCTGTTGCTTTTGTTATATTTTCAATAAAATCAAGAACTTTCTGAAAAGCATTCGCTAAATTTTGAATAATTTTTGTTCCAACATTATTTTTATTCCATGCTTTAGATAACTGACTTGCAATATTTCCGATTATCTTGAAAATGTTCTGAAAAATCCGAAGCATGGTAGATAACATTTCCGTACCTGTTCCATTTGTCCAGACTTCCATAATACTTTTTCCGACACTCTTTGCAAGTTCAGCAAGACTAGAAAACATATACCTTGCAGCATCAATAGTATTCTTACCCTCTCTGCTCCAAGCTTCCTGAAAAGGCTTCCAGATTTGCTTAAGTATATCGGATAATTTCTTTGCGGATTTGCTGAGTTTGTCAATCTGGCTTTCTCCTTTTGCCAATCCTCCGTAATCTACCTGTCCAACATTTCCGAGGCTAATATTGTCTGCCTTTACGGTAGGCGTTTTTGTCACACCAGATATCGCATCCGCCGCTTCTTTTCCAATAACCTTTAATTCGTCAAACGGAGCAATATTCTTTTTTAGAGCCTTGGTCTGCTTATTTAACGCGCTTGTACTGTCCTTCGTGGAATCTGTTACATTCTGCGTAGCATCAGCCAGACTATCAGCTCCATCCGCAGCACTGGCATAAGCATCTTCTGTGGCTGACAGGTCTGTTCCAGCAAGTCCCGCTCCACTGGCTCCCGTCTGCCCGGATGATTTGTTCCCGGTTATCAGTTCCGTAAAGGACTTAAAGGCATTTGCAACCGTGGCAAGTTTTGCCAATAAGATATTTATCACTTTTATGACCGGAGTGAAGATGTTAATCAGTCCTTGTCCGACTGTAGCTTTCAGGGACTGGATCTGCAGCTGCATCACCCTAACCTGGTTCGCCCAGCTGTCAGAAGTACGGATAAAGTCACCAGATGCGGCAGATAACTGTTTCTGTACAAAAGCCAGACGAAGAGCCACTTTCTCCTGCTCGGTCATGGCGGATGTGGTTTTACCATAACCGTTCGCCAGTGCGTACTGGTCTAGTGCCGACTGGGTCATTACCACGCCGAGATCTTTGAGCGTTTCCGTTTCGCCAGTAAACACTGATTTCAGCTTGATATAAGCCAAGTCCTGACTGATGTTATAAAATGATGCTACATCACCAGTTAGCTGCGTCAAGGCCGTTGACATATCGTAAGCCTGTGCTTCAGAGAAACCGAACGACTTAGACATTGCTCCGAACGTACCGACATACCTTTTTGCCATTGTCTCTGACAGTCCGGCTGAGGTCATGGCGTTCTTCGCAAATTCATTTACTTTGTCGGACATGGTGGTAAATGTAACATCGACCACGTTCTGCACTTCTGCGAGGTCAGAGCCGAGTTCTACACACTCTTTTCCAAACTGTACCAACTTGCCAACCGCAAAAGCCCCACCAATCAGCAGACCGATTTTTTTTACAGCACTTCCAAGGCCGTTAAATGACTTTTTTATTGCAGACACGCCGTTCTGTACGCCAGACGTGTCCATTCTGGTATCAATAATGACTGAGCCATCAGCAGCCATGTGTCCACCTCCTAACTATTTGAGGTTAAGCATCTCGTTAAGCTTATCTTTATAAGCCTGTTCCTCTTCAGAGAGACGCGTTTTTATATCAATAAGATTCTTGTTATCGTGGTAGAATTTCTTTTCCCATTTATCTAATCTTTCGCCAAAAGCTTTTTTTGATCGAATCCCGATAACTGTATTAAGCAAGCATTCTCCCGCTTCCATGAAATACGAAAAAAATGTCCACCAATGCATATAAGGTGCCGCTCTAACTTCGCTATGAATTACCTTGTTTACCGCCGGAATAATCATTTCCCCGTCCTGTCCCCAGTCCATCAAGCGTGGCTTCGGCTTTCCCGAATCGTCGTCCGTCTGTCCGCAGTCAATAAATTCACAAGCCTTCTTACAAGCCTCTTCTACGTTCTCTGGTGGAATGCTTTCCAAGTCTTCATAGAGGATCTTCAGCATTACTATTTTTTTTCCGTAGTTGTCAAGATTCGGGTCGTTCTGTGCAATCAGAATATCTATGATTGCTCGAAAATCCGTTCTGATAGAAAAATCCACCCCACAGATATTTAGTGAGGTGGGTAACTCGTAAGCGGTCATTTTGTGTATTTCTCCGTATACTTATCAACAGTAGCCTGCATTTTCTTCTTTCTTTTTTCAATTTCCGGTGCAATTGCTTCTGAAATTTTATCAAGCACGATATATGCAAAAACCTGACCGTTCGGGAATACAGTTGTTGCAGTAATTGGTTCCTTGAATAAATCCATTGAAGCTTCATACCCTAACAGATAGTTCATTTTATCTTCAATCTGATTGTTCAGATCCGCCATTTCTTTACTTGATGTGACCTTCTGAATGCTGTCCTGTATCTGTTCAAAAAATGGTTCGATTTCCTCTGCTCTTGCTGCAACATTAATGTCGGTAGGGTTTATCTTAAATGAAGAAAATACTTCTCCCTGCTTGTTTGTGAATGTAAAAATAAGAAATCCATCATCAATGCTTGTATTAATTGTTTTTGCCATTTTCTACGCCCTCCTAAAAAATTATTCGCTGTCAGCTGTGAATGAGCCGGAAGTAATGTCAAATTTACCTTTGACGCGCTCTCCAACGTAATTAACTGTGAACGGAATCTGATAGCCGGACGTATCACCGCCGTAGCTTGTTGGAACAACATAGCATTCCTGCTGGTATGCTTCATACTTGCCTGCTGTGGCTTCTGTCCAGAGATGAACCTCAACTGCTTTTGTTTTGAGGTTGTCGTCTTTGAGACGCCCATCTACGATCTTCTGTAATGCTGTGAACAGATCGGAAGTAGTGTCTGCATAGAACGGATCAGCGTCAGAAGAAGCTTCGTAGCCGTTATGCTTGAATGTGGATTCTCCGAGAATGTTTTTAGATGTTTCAGTATCTGGATTGAGTTCTACGTTATACTCTTCCAGATCTTTTCCAAGACGCTCATATTTCGGTGTCAGTCCTCCGCAGAGGGAACCTGAATCAATGTAATGAGCCATATATTTACGGTCAATTTTTCCTGTTACTGGCATAGAAATGTCCTTTCTGCCTATCATTTTTAAAAGGCTGTGTAGGTTAGCGACTATCTCTAATTGATAGCCGGTTGTTACGTTATATTACTTCATAAGTATTTTCGTAGCGTACTGACAATGGCAATAACCAGTCCTGTACGCCACTCTCCTGTGGCTCTAAACCATAGGAATTATCACGAGTGATACGTTTTATTACTCTTCCTTGCGAAAGCTCTGGAAAAGCAGATAAGCGTGTCTCAGAGCCATTTATAATAACTGGTTCTCGACATATCCATTTACCGAGACTGTCCAGAAACTTCTGAACAGATAACTTCTGCCGTTCTTTGTCGGATGCCGTTCGATAAACCACATAAAATGGGTACTGGCACACCTGATGCATTACTCCGCACACGTCTTCTTTTTCTGAATAGATCAAGGCCCCGTTGTCTGCCGAGAAAGCGATTCCGGAATCTTTGTTCAGCTCTTCGAACTTGATGCTTTCACCCTGATACAATCCGGGATACTGGTTCAGAAGTGCTTTCATTGCATCTGTCAGAATCTCATATCCAGTTGCATCTTTGCCAATTGGCTTATCTGCCATGTCTGCCACCTCCTGCCTGTGCTTTTACTTTGCGAATCCATGTACTGCCGTATTGTCGTTTTGCGGCATCAAACCAATGGGCTTGTGCCCGTGGGTGAGCCTGTTTGGTGTATTCAAGATTTTCCTTTGCGGCTGTCTGACCAGAAAACTGACTGACAAGAACTTTCTTTGCTCCACGTCTTGCGTAGGGACTTCCAGTTGCTTCATCAACCATTCCTTTCCCCTCGTACAGAAAACGTCCATAAGGAGCCGCCGCCGCACATACTTTCCCAGTTCCTTGCAAGGATGCACTCTCAACTCTTGTCCGGTTGATAAAGTCCCCTGTAATCATCGGCATGAACGGAACCATACTGTCCATAACCATTCCATCAAGGAGATACTGGGCTTCTTGGTATTGCCTAGAAAATCTATCCATATTCAGTTTGATTTTCATATCTCCGTCAACTACGGAGAATCCTTTGAAATGATGAATTTTGCTCATATTACTTACCAAGAATCTCGAAGTGAGGAATCAGTGTATACGGACCGCCTACACTGGTAATCTTGAACACGTTATCCTTATTCTCATTCATGTACTGATAAAATCCATTTCTGTAATCACCATCAGTTACTGTTCCGCCAGTCCACTCACCCTCCCAGAAGAACGATTCATCTGAGAATGTGATAGTGTCTTCCAGAGCGTTGTTGATCTGCTGCTTCCACTCTTTAGGCGGCACCCATGGAAGAATCTTACCGTCTTTATCAGTAATGGTTATATCGCCGTTCTGGACGGTATAGCGGATGTGTAACTGTGCGTTGTCAGTTGCGTCTGGTCCGTACTTTTTAAGGATTGCTCCTTTGTCTGTAATGAGGTCAACGCCGGATAAAACATGAGGATACCAGTACGCATCTCCAGTTGTGGCACTTTCGTAATAGTTGAATAGTGTTATAATTTTGCTATAGATATATCTCACCTCACATTTACGGGAGTTGAAACTGCGTCCACATCGCTCCAACCGCGATATCTTCTCTTGATTATAGTGTTATAGGAAATCCCAGTTATTTCACTCCATTCTGTTAATGTATGCGTTTCCCCATTTACAGTAACGTAAACATTGTCTCTTTTATTGTTGGCTTGCTGTTTCAAAGTTGCCCATCTACAATTTTCAGGACAATAATTTTCATCCACGTTTACTCTATCTATAGTAAGATTTTCAGCATATCCATTTCCTAATGCCCATTCCTTAAAATTAAGGAATGACTTTTCCCATTCTTCACAAACAGAAATGTCCCTGCCACCATAGTTTTTATAAGATGGATCTCCAATATAGGAACAGCGTCTGCGCATATCTACCCATATAGTGTATAAGCGTGTGTTTCTATCTCCATGAATTTTCTTAGCTTCCGACACTCTATCTTTTTGATAGCAGCCGCAACTAAGTGTATTCTTGCGAATCAGATTATTTGAAGCTACAATTACTTTATTTCCACAATCGCATTTACAAAGCCACTGAGATTGCCCTGTTTTATTAACTTTCTCAATGGCTATAAGTCTTCCAAATCTTTGATTTGTTAAATTTCTTGTTGGTCTTGGCATAATAAATCCATCTCCTTTTAAGAAAAAGGACTTACTGCTGTCTCGCGACATGCGCCTCCTTAATTATTCTTTCTGCACTGTCTGCTTAATAATCTGATTTACGCCAGTTGCTGACAATCCATTAAACATACCGACTGCAACTGCCGTGATATAGTCCGTTGCCGGGAAGTCCGGGATAATTCCCATTCCGACTGCTCCGAGAATCCCGCCAGTAATTGCCATGACTACTGGAATCCATTCATCAGAGATTCTTTTTGACGCTTTACAGCCCATTCCTACGATGTAGCAGATCATAACGATTGCTACACATGAGCCTAATGTTGAAATATCCATTATTTATCCTTTCTGGTTGGGACTACGTTTCCGCAACCCATACAATACTTTTTGCCGTTTTTATACTTTACGCACGTGCAGTTGTCTACTTCACAACATTTCTTATCGTTTACTTCGACGTAATCTTTCATATCATTTACACTCCTGCATACAATACTGGTATTCCATCGTCCGTCCTTACTCCCATCAGAAGCGGCAATGCTGTCTTAAGGAGTAAATCATTCGTTTTCTGTACATCCCCAGCGGCGGCATACACCGCACTCCATTCCTTTGCACTCGCTCCAATCTGCTGTGGTGTGGCGTAAGAGATGGATTCACTGCCGGAACTTACAGATGTTACAATGCCTGTTGTGCTACCACCGGACCCGATTGTGGTTGATGTACCACTAACGGCGGCATTGGCAGCATTCTTTTCAGCAAGCTCAATCTGATACATTAATTCAGCTAATGAACAGACTGCCTTTTTGATGCGCTTCTGAGAGCGTTCATTTTCCGGCAGCCCGTCCACCAACCTGTCAAATGTCATTAAGTCCACAAAATCACTGGCTCTTTCCGCCAGTCGTGGGAAGTCGGCTTCTGGCACAACTGAACCGAAATATGAAGTTGTGTAAAATTCATAATCTGCATAAGCCATGCCAGTTACCTCCTACATTTATAATTTCGCTGTTACAGTCGCATGTCCGGCGCTCAGTGCTTTATAGGTACTGTCGCACTCAACCACTGTGATTACCTGTCCTGTTGTTGCGGTAATGTCAGATTCTCCATCCCACGCGCTCCAGTTCTTCACATTCTGTCCGTAGTCTACGGAAGTCTCAGATGATGCAACTTTGTACTTGTACACATTTCCTGCGCTTACTTTTGCCGGAGTAACAGTCACTTTTGTATCTCCGCTCTTACTTCCTGCTGCGGAGTTTACAGTGAGAGTTCCAAGTGTCTGAGTTGTGTTGATAGTTCCGACAGCAACAGCGTCAATATATTCTGCAAAGAGGGTAAGTCCCATGATTGCGAATGATTCAGACACTGCTGTGTGGTAATTGCCCTGTGTATGGAATCCAATCAGATTTGTTTCACCGGATACAGTATATACAAGACCCGCTCTTGCGAAATCAGATTCGTTCGGGTCAACATAGTACAGAACGATATTTTCAACAGGTGTAGCGATTACTGTTCCTCTCGGAATTTCACTGTCAGACAGTAAGAAAATCGTATTAAATCCCAGGAAGTCTTTCGCATACTGGAAGCCAAACTGGTTCTGAATAGAAATCTCAGCTGCTCCGATATACTCATACACGTCCAGAATATTTACAAATCCAACAACGCCAGTCACATTTCTGTGCATCTGCTTAAATTTGTTTTCTACGCGACCCTTAGCCATTGCCAGAGCCATCTGGAAAGTGGTTTCCGTGAATGAGAGAGTACCTGTTTTCAGATAGTTGTAAAATCTTTCAGTAACATTGGTCTGAAGTTGGAAGAGAAATTCATCATCGGTCATCTGAACAGCGTTCTCGTAACCGTGATCTTTGATTGCTTCGATAGATACAGCCTTTGCGTATTTCTCGATAGTCATTTCTGCATAGGGTTTTTCTTTTACAACGAATTTGCTGTAAGGGATTTCCTCGCCCTCACCAACATTTCCGTTCTGTAATGTACCCTCTGCATATTTTGATTTAAGAACCGCTCCGGGTGTCTTTTTGATTGGACGCATGATACCAAGGATTTCACGTAAGTGTTCCCAGTTTCTTTCGAATCTGGTTACAAAGTCAATCTCACGTGCCTTTACCTGAATATCATTAGTCATAATAAGATTAGCTTTTGCTGCCATATAAAAAATCCTTTCTACCCATAACTATTAAGGTATTGGGTTAGCGGCTATACTCTGTCGTATAGTCGGTGTAAAAAATCACTGGAATAACTGGATATTCTGAGCAATTGCAGCCTGTCTTTCAGACGGGTCTTTGATCGCTTCGATATCTTTTTTGGTCATGCTTCCCGGTGTCTGCTGCTGCCCAACGTGAGTGGTGAATCTTGCCTGATTCTGCTGAGCCTGTTGCTGAGATTCATCTACAAATGTATCAGGTTCATCCTGTTTCATCTGTTCAAGTAAATCATTAAGTCCAAGAATCTTTCCGTCCTTAAGCTTAAGACCAGCTGATTTGATATCAGCAGTAACAGATCTTTTAGCTGCTGGAGATGAAAAATTAACATTTTCCAATGCAGTTTTAAGAGCATCGTCAAAATCTCTTTCGTAGATTTTCGCATTGAATTCTTTCTCTGCGTCCTCCGCTTTTTTCTTCCATCCAGCAAGCTCTGTCTGAATGTTCGCCGGGTCGATGCCGTCAAAACCTTTTAGGGTCTCTTCTGCTGTCTCAGCACGTTCTTTCCAGTCATCACGTTCACCCTCGACTTTCGACAGAGTTTTCGCAACTTCTTTTGCGTTCTTATAATGCTCAGAGAGTGCTTTCTTCACATCTGCCTGTTTATCTTCCGGGATTTCAATTCCATACGATTTTAATGTGTCAATAAGTTTCTGCATATATATCCTCCTGGTCGTGTTTATTGACCTGCCGCCGCAGGTAAATGGATTAAGCCAGTTAGACCACTGGCAGGGTAATGGAATGAGAGGACTTGAACCTCTGACGTCAAGAATTCAGCATCTCCGCTCTTCCTACTGAGCTACATTCCACACAACCCGGATTCCCGGGTTAGCAAGGTATTTAACGTGTTATGCCTACCACGAGTTGTTTCGGATATTTATTCTTTTTTTTAAAGAAAAGCATGAATAACAAAAAACCTTAATCAAGGAGGTATGCCATCTTGCGTGCCAGACGGCAAATACACACGACAGGATTCGAACCTGTTTAACTTTCCATCAAAGCGTGTGTACCAGCTACTTTAAGAAAGGAGGATAAAACGAAAATGTTAAAACAACCGTTGTGCTTCCTGCTGCACAATTACATTATAACAGATTTCTTTTAGCTACCTCTCTACCACTTTTTGCGTTTTTAAAGCATATCCCGAAGTTTTTCTACATATCTCTTGACAAGATCGCGTTCCTCCCGGCACTCTGCATCCTTGGACATATCGCTCATTTCTGTTGTGAGTTCGTCCAGATGTTCTTCCAGAGCGGCAAGCATCTTCCTCTTGCAGTCTTCAGACTTGCCGGAACGATAGCTTTGCTTCTGCGTCATATAGTCATCGTAAGCGTCTCGCCCATCAGAGCGACTGTAATGCCCTCTGACATAATGTTCACCACGTCTGGCATAAGAATTGCCCCTGTCGTAATCCGGCATCATTCTGCCATCATTTGAGCTGTATCTCCCCATGCTATCACGCTTTCTTCCGCGTTCACTGTAATCGTCATTGTATCCGCCACCACGCATCTCATCAAGAACAGTGTTGTAATATTCCACTTTCTTGTCCCAGTACTGCGTATTCTTGATATCTTTGTACATATCAATCAGTTTGTATGTCATTTCCAGATTTCCAGTGGTTAGCCCATTGTCAGCGATTTTGGAAAGTTCATCTTCGATTCTTGCGCATAAGTCTTTAATATCTCTCATAATCACACCTCCTACGCTTCTCTGGTTACGACAATGTTTGCGTTCGCAACAGAAACAGCCTGATCGCTTGTATTCTCTACTGCGATGTTAACGCAACATCCACGAGGTACATCAATATAAATGCCAGAGGACACATTATTATACTGGTCTACTGCTGCCGGTGTGGAAATCATCTGTGAAGATAATACAGGTTCGCCAGAGATTGCAATAGCCAGAGAAATAGCTCCGACAGTACCGCCTGTTGGAATTGCGATATTGCCAGAAAAATCCACGAAAAATCTTGCTTTACACTGGCTAGTAAGCCCTCTCAGGGTAATGATTCCGCTTCCCTCTCTGTGCTGAATACAGTTAGAACCTTTGACTGCTGTGTTTGAAAATACTACGTTTCCATTTGCTGCTACAGTCTGAGCAGCTACATTTGTAAATTCTGCCATAAAAATACTCCTTTCATATCACAAAAGGACAGGTCTCAGCCTGCCCCTCTGTGTAATACGGCATAAGCCGACATCCGAATTAATCGAAAGATACTCTCGATATGAAGTTATCAGCAATTACATCCAGTGTTACATCCGCATCCGTAATATGTGTTCGGATTAGGAACCTGATATGCCGGAATCGGTGCCGGATTAATCGCATTAATAAGCTGCTGTGTCTGTGAAGCCATTGCAGTTGTGAGAAGTGCGCTCTGACGGTCCTGAGAAGCAGCACGTCTGAGGTCATTGTTTTCAGCCTGCAGGTTAGAAATCTTTTCATTGCAAAGATAATCAAGAATTGCTCTTGTTCCTGCGTTCTGGCTGTCAATAATGTCTCTTGTGTTGCTGTTCATGGTGTTCTGCAATGCACAGGTGTTCTGTGCCATATTGTAATTTACGCCCTGGATAGCTTCCCTGGTTTCACAACAGCAGTTCGCAAGCTGTGCCTGGAGCGCATTTGTGTTCTGCATATTGGCTACAGTATCGGCATTGATTGCCTGCTGGATTCCAAAACCAGTCTGCATGATATTGGTGTTGATTCCGTTAAATCCGGTAAGCATACCGTTATTCACTGCATAGAATCCGTCACAGAGACCGTTATTGATTCCGTCAAGCTTGCTGATCACTGCAGAATTGTCGAATCCTCTCTGAATATCTGCCTGAGTAGCTGCTGTGGCTGCATATCCGCCGCCGTTTCCATTATTGCCCCAGCCATTATTTCCCCATCCGAAGAAAGCAAAGATGAATAAAACAATAATCCACCAGCTACCATCTCCACCAAACATGCCATCATTATTTCTACTATTTCCAGTAGCAGCGGCAATATCTGCTAAGCTATAATTTCCATCCATAATATAATCTCCTTTTTGTGTATTTACATCAATCTGGCCAGATTGTAATGTACTATTTCATTCCTTTCAACATGTGTTGAAACTGCCCCGCCATCTGCTGAACCTGATTAAGTTGCTGTTGGGAAATCTTCCCAGACTGCAACATCTTCTCAACTTCTGCTTTCGGATCTCCCTTAAAATTCTGTTTAAACTGCATAAACTGCTGTACCATCTGCATTGGCCCGTTTCCCTGTGGCATCCCACCACCAAGCACATTAAATAATGGATTACTCATCTGCGTTTCCTCCCTTGGCCGCTGATTCCTGTACGGTATTAGCCCTAACAGGTTCAGAAAATGAATTTAATCGGTTTATGATAGCTTCGTATTTGCCTTTCAAATCATCGTATTCCTGTCGAGTAACATATTTACTGTCCATGTTCTGAACAGGCTGTTTAGGCGGCATCTGAGAGCCTATCTCGTGGTATTCAAATGTCCGCAGTGGCTGTGGCATACCGGATACATCTGTGGATTTTATGTAGAACTTTTCACTCTCTGAATCCATCAGTAAAACGCTTGTCCCAGGTGCTACCAGATAGGATTTTGCGCCGACTTCGCCGGATACCCACAGGATACCACTATTATTCTGCTGTGGTTGCTGTACTGGTTGAGCTGGAATCTGGACAGGCTGTTGCTGAAACTGGTTCATCTGCCCAGGAACACCAAAACTATATTGATAAGGATTGTTATATAATGCCATATTATACACCGCCTTTCTGATTATATTTTTACATAAAAAAAGAACCGGAAACAGGTCGTTTCTGGCTCTAATTAGTATCCAAAAAGTATCAGCACACTTTAATTATTTTATTGTTCACCCGGCGGCTTAACCGTTTTGCCGTAGATATACTCACGTTCATCTGCTCAGCGCAGTATTCGAGCGTATGTTCTTTACATCTCAGTCGGAACAATCTTTCTTCGTCCGGTGTGAAATTACACTCTATCAAGAATCTGTCTATATCTTTCTTCGTGAACACATATAATTTCATGAGCATACCCCTTACTAATGCTAACGCTGATTCTGCGCAAGATAATTTGTAAGCTTCTGTTTTGTTTTTTTTAATTCTTCTACATTATTCCCACTAATCTGACTATCCAGCATGGTTGATAGCACTTCCAAAATCAATGAATCACGTTCCGCAATCCTCTGAAGACTCTCGTAATCTCGCTTATCATGTTCTTCTAGTGTCTCAACTCGCTTGTTGAGCCGAAATGCCGGAGTAATCCACTTAAAAATAACAGCTGCTGCCCCTCCGACAATAGACACCCCTCCGCAGATAGAAAGAAAAATCTGTACAAATTCTGATATGCTCATTTAGCTACTCCTTTTCCCAGTAGTATATTGGGATCTCATTACCACTATCCCATGTATCGAAATATTTGCCCTCTTGTACCGTCACCACATGACCATCTACGCAGAGAATGTATGTGCCTGTCGGATGTTCTGCACAAAAATCATTGACTGTATAGATATATCGCTCTGATTGTTCAATCAGTTTGCGTCTGTACCCATGTTTGTAGAGGTACGCTCCCCAAACGTAATTAGCTGATGGCATATCTGACAGAGCATATGCCTGTATCATTAATCCGACAAATACCGTTTCCCAGTCGAAGTCAGTTGCTTTGCATATTGCTCGGACAACGCAATCTCCTGTTCTCTTATCCTTAACAGGATTTGGATTATAATATTCCCATCTGTCCATCAGTCAATCCCCTTTGCTGTTTTATACCGTTTTGCCGCTCCTCTGGCTTTTGCGGCATTCTGGCGGTTCCACTTCGCTATCATAAGTCGGTCTTGCAGCTCTCTTAGGTCATTCTGCTTGCAGTAGTCCTTGTATGTAGCATTTTGTTTCTGTAAAAGATAAGACTTCCGGTCAAGGTCTTGTTGGAGTACGAATTTTGCCTGTTCGTCCTTGCAGTTATCAACCGCTGCTTGCATTCCAAGGACTTCCCTCTTTGTCTTTCGGATTCTTCGCTCATAAGTACGTTGTCTCTGTTCCTTTTCATACTGTTTTCCCTTGTCGGCTTTGTCCCGTGCCGATAGTTCTGCATAAGGATTAAATTCCCCGTCACTTGCCCCAAAGCTATGCCGACAGTTGACCCCTGACAGTCCACTTGCCGTTCCGTATCCGGTCAATGAGAACGGCGGAAATTTCTCACTCTTGCCAGAACGAGAGTATATCTTTCCTTGCCACCATGCGTGATTTCCCGGATTCTCGCCGCCGTCACCTGTTCTGGCTCCCATGTGAGCACTGACCAGAACTAAATCCCAGCCCATTTCTTCCATGCGTTTGAGGGATATATCTCCAGTAGCCTGAGCCACGCCAGTTCTAACAGAACGTGCGACTGCTGTTTCGATCGTGTCTTTTCTGCCAGATGGATATGTGACCGTAACACCATCACTCACAACATTATTAACCGCCTCCTTGATGGCTTGCGTATAGCCAACTGTTCCAGTCATCACATGATTGTATGCAAGGTCGCATTGGTTGATATACAGCGTCTGAGCCGCATTTGCAGTTGTCCTTGTGAAGTTCCGCCATTCTCCCATTGTAGCAAGCATATTTCGCTCCATGAGCCTTATCATAGCTGGCGACTGTTCGAGCGGTACAGGGCTTAATCCTGCCGCCTTATATACCTTATCATCATAGTTCATTGCAGTGATTCCGGCATCCTCAAACGCTTCAAGAAGTTCCTGCTGTTCGCGTTTGGTGTATTTGGATAATTCCGTCAGAATGTCCTCTAGTAGTTCACCGGATTCCTGTAGCGTTCTGATTCTCCACGCATCAGCATTGGTTAGAATATAATCCTCGCCTCTGCCAATTCTTGCCATCATTCTCGACACGATCTCAGAGATGATATACTGGTGCAGCTCTTCTGCAATCTGTTCACTGCCCTCTGTAATTCTTCGCAAATATTCTGGACTAAGTATAGTGTATCACCTCTTTCGTCAAAAGTCGTGGTACATATTTTAGTTTTTTTATGATTAACTAAAGCCCTCTTTAGTTAAGCAACCATATACGACTTAATATTGTTAATGGTGGCTTGACTAATTCCGATGCTCAAAAGATAACTAATAATCTTATCATTAAATGTTACCCCATTGAAAGTTTTAATGTAGCTTACCATAGATACATATTGAGCAAACTTCCTAGACGTATTCGGATTATCAGCCTTATAACTTGCATACGCAAATTCTGTAAGTTCATAATCTTTTGCTATATCGGATTCGCTCACACCTAAAACACCTAGAATCAAAAAAGCAAGTGTTCCAGTTCTATCTCTACCACCTTGGCAATGGAAATATATCGCATTACTTTTTGATAACTTTTCTTCAATTTTTTCAAAAATAGATTTTATTAATCCTTTTGTTATAGTGTCTTTCAAACCTGTATCATATGGTTGAATAGGATAACAATTATAATCAACAAGAGCACCGATAGGCGATTTTGTATTACCAACATCCGTTCTTAAATCAATGTCAGTTTTTATTCTTATTCTATCAAAAAGTTCTTTTTTACCTTCATGTGTTAATTCCACACCGACTCCGGTATCATCAAGTTCGCAACCTCTAAATAATAATCCATATTTAATTTTACCATTTGGCGTAAGCCAACCACCTAAATCACGAACATTTTTTAATCCGTCAATTTTTAACATATGCACTTGTCCATTAGTGGTAAAACACCCTTCTTTAATTACAATTAAATTGTTGTCAAAATCAGTACCACAAACTTTATAGTAATATGTTGCATTTGGGATTAAATTATATACAGCAAAATCACTTATTCCACAAGGAATATCATATGATTTCACGGTAACTGTATCAGCAATAGGAATTAATTTGTTTGTAGAAATATATAATATTTGATTTTTTATATCTCTATTTAATTTCCATTTAACAACCATTGGAAAACCACAATCTTTTCTATAATAAACAGATGGTGCAGAATATGTACCAACTTGTGTTATTGTGTATTCTTGATTTGTGTAATCAACATCTTCAACAAAATCTCTGACCTGTGGATTATCAATGTTTATATCGGTTAATTCATTTCCAATATTATCCGTTGAACAATTTAACACATAATTATCCAAATAAGGTAATAGATTACCCTCGTTTAACTGCCATTTTTTTATATTAGGAATATCCGAGCCTTTTCCTGTGGAACGAAGTTGAAATCTTAGATGATTAGTGTTTTCAATAGTTGTAAATTTAAAAAATTTTGAAGAATTATTAATGGCGTTACTTGCATAACCTAAGAACCTCATATCTTTGTCATAAAAAATAACACTTAACTGTAACTCATAAGGGATAGATTCACTACCATTTGAAAAGGTGTATTGAGTATTCGGAAGAACATTAATAGTTTCATTTGTTGCCGAATAATTATCATTATTATCAAGAAACAGTTCACCGGCGTGAGAGCCTGTGAGAGGAATGAATGCTCGAGGTAAAAAATTAACATCAAAAATGTTGTAAGTTTTAACATACAAATCTTCCTTTAGCGAAGCAATGTTTGTCTTGTTCTGCTCGATCTGCTGTGCCTGTTCTGTGGTGGCTCCGGGCTTGACTGGATTCTTTTCAAGGTAGTCATTTACTGCATTCTTGATTTCTTCCGGCGAAATCTCACCGCCAATTCCTTTTAAGCATAATTCGTATAAATATTTCTCTTTTCTTGTGATTGGCTTCGGAATTTCACCCGTATAATCACCCGTCAAGTACGCAAGATATTTTTCTTCCCTTGTTACTGGTTTATCTGCCATCTTTTTACTCCTCTCCGAATAATGTTGGTTCGTCTGGCTGAGCTTCTTTGACCATTGCTTTCGCTTCGTCCTCTGTCATTCCCTCAAACTTCACGAAATACAGCCAAGCCGGTACTTTATTTGTAGTAACATATTGCCACCACCTTGCACGGTCGTTTTCACGCACATACAAAATATCTCCGAAATCATAATTGACTTCATAAGCCCCAACAGGTGCAAGCCCGTACAGATCAGCGTAAACGTTCAATGCGTAAATAACTTCATCTAGGCAAGACTCCAACTTATCCCTTACATCCTTGACAAACTGCACTGTCCTCTGCTGTTCTGCTTCTACTCCTGTAGCCGTCTGAATGCCGCTAGATTCGTTAAAAACGAAATACCCGTTGGAAAATCCAATCTTGTACCCTAACTGGCTTAAAAGGGCATTTATGCCGCTTATACGTGTATCTGTGTTGAGTTGTGGATTGATTTCTTGATAGAACTCTTTTTCGTCCTGTCCGAATACATTCTTTACAAAGTGCGGCAAGTTCATCTCATTCCGTCTGTTTTCCATACCCTGTGGTGACATGGCTGATACAGGCGTACCGCTTGGCATCAGCAGTCTATCATCTGCCAGAACAATCTTCTGAGAATTAAATATTTCTCCGGCATTACGGCTGTATGCAATGTCGAGGTCTTTTAACTCCTCGATAGCTTCGGCAAAAATCGGCAATCCCAATGGTGCATTAATATCCACGTTATTCGCTTGCGGCGTCCGCAGTACTCCGTACAGAGGCCCGTCCAGCTTCTCTCCATTTGCCTTGAGAATCGGCGGCGTATCTGCCATAAGGTCAGCCCATTTGGTCTGTTTAAGGTCAATCTTATCGCCGATTGACTGAGGGGATTTTGACACATAGGCTCTATTAGAAACGTAGTACGGATAGGTCGTCACGCCATCCACGGTAGTCTCAACAAATCTATGATATTCAAGCCGTGTATAGTATTTCCGTCCAACAGTATAAGAATCCTTGAATATGATTCCCTTAATTTCCTGATTATCATAGTCCACGATCATCACATCTGCCGGAGTAAATACGTCAATGCTTTCACCATTTGGCTTAATAAATACTGTTCCATAAGCACAGCCATATTCTACCCAGTGACGGATTTGAAAATATACCTTGTCGATCTGTTCCTGTAGCCACGTAGCCCTTGCAGAACCGTCTATCTGAATGCCGATCGCCAGCGTTGCGAGCCGAGCTGTTTCTGAGCAGACAGATTTAGCAAAATTGATCGTCTTGATATTATTCTTATCATCCAGCCATTCCGGCGCACCTCTGTAAATGTTCGCGCACCGGTTAATCAGCGATTCCATCTCTGGAAATTCTGCTGCCTGAATGTTGAAGTCCTCTTCGGCTTGTTTTTTGAATATCATATTAAACCACCTTTTTAGTGTTGTTATAAGTCCCATTATGCACTGTAACCTCTCCTGTTAAACAACGGCTCATAAGCATATCTAAGTGCCGAGATTGCATGATCATCTCCGTCAGGATAACCACTTATTACATTTCCCTCTTTGTCCCGATCGTACTCATATTCTGTGATTTCTTTATATGCGTTCGGTGTTCGCTTCGGGTCAATGACTATAGTCTTTGTCTGTAAGAATTTGAAACCATACTCGATACTTCCCGGTCCTTTGATTGCTCCTCTTGCAGGAAGTCCGGCATCCCGGAAGTCATTCACAGACTTAGGTTCCGCAGAATCACATATCATTGTGTAATCGTCATAGCCTTTTTTCTTGATCCAATCAGCAGTCTTAGAGTTGCTCCATTTATTTACATACAGCTCGTCAATCAGATATATCTTCTCTCTGGCAGAATCATAATAAGTTCGGAGATAGCAGAAGGCATCCGGGTACCATCCATAATCTACACCAGCGAAAATGCGGTCCATGTGGCTGATCTCTTCGTCTGTAATATCTCTGATTTCCAGATACTCAAATACGTTTCCACCGTCACCATTCGGGACGCCCAGGTATTCATGCTCATAGGCTTCTGGGCGAATCTGTTTGAGATGTTCGGCATCGTCAAAAAACTGTTGTCCAAGCCATTCCTTTGGAACCGTTCTGTAATCAGAAGAATGAACATATCTGTCGTCTCTCTGGATTAATACTTCCTCATTCATGAAGTTATGTCTTGTTTTTGGTGGGTTGAATGACATAAAAGTCCAGTAGTCTTTTCCACCTCGCATCGATGACTGCAAGATGCTTCGTACTTCTTCCATTCCGGTAAAAGTATCACATTCTTCCAGCCATGCAAAAGCAAAGTATCCGAATGGAGCTTTTAACGACTTTAATTTCATTCTATCATCAACGCCACGAAACATTATAGTCTGTCCAGTCGGCATATATGTTATTTTCATTGGGCTGACAGTACATTTAAAATCACCATCAAGATGCAATGCTGATATAGCAAATTGCATCTGTGAAAAAACGCTATCTCTTAATGTGTTCGCTGTTTTTCTGAATATGATACAATGCTTATCTCTATTCTCTTTTCTTGTCATTAGCAATATAATGACAATGCTCACGAAAGAAGACTTGCAGCTTCCACGTCCACCTTTGAATACATAATAAGTATGTTTGTGTTCTAAAATATCTCTTAGCACATTATCGAAATTATACGGAAATAAATCATCTGCGGATATTTTCATACTGCTTCATATCTCCAAACATATCCATAGGCTGTGGGACGTCCACCCGAACAGCATCGAGAAATGGCACTATTCTTATAGCCTAACGCTCGCTCCACGTCCATAGTGCAGTCCCATGTTTTTATTATTTTACCATTGTATCTGTCTATCTGATTAACTCTTTTGGCTGAAACACTTTTACTACCTCTATGGGAATCGCCAATTCTTCTTTTGGTTTCGTCTGAAAGCTTTCTTCCTGTTTGAGTTATTGCTCTTTTAGCTACAACTTCTTTTGTGTGCAGCCTATCGCCGAAATGAAGCTGCGTTGCTGTCTTACTCATTTTCTTCTTTGTACGAGCGCAGCGCTTCTTTCCGAAATTTCCACCACTGTCAAAATTAAATCCGTACTTTTCTTCATTGCTTCGATGTTCTGCAATGCTTTTTCGTTCAATTAATTCGGCTTCTTCTTTGGTGAGATTATCGGATATAATTTCATGCTTAATCCCTTCCCAACCATATTTTTTTATAATTTTGAAGAAATCATCGTTTCCGTAATATCCGCTGTCCCACCTTGCTTTTACTGTTTTGCAAGTCATTCCTATATACACTCTGCCATCAGGCACAGTATGTTTATATACTTTATATCTTCTCTCCGTTTCTGGTAAGTTCAATTACTATGCCCTCCTCTTTTTCTTCTTTCATTTCCGGTTCTGGGTTATCTCTCCATTTATCACGTTTTCTGTTTTTTAACCAGAATATTTGAGCCGTGGTATTCCCCTCAAGAGCATTTTTGAAAAGTGCATTTTCTACTAAGTAATCAGCTATTTCTTTCCCTTCTTTTAGGGACTCCGAAATCTCCGAATATTTCTTTTTCCATTCATATAATGTCGATGGGGAAATGCACATATTTTTTGCAATCTGCTCGTCAGTTAAACCATCTCTAGCCCAACCTTGTAAAAGTACTTGACCTTCTTGAGAAAGCCAATATTCATACTTTCCCGCCATATTAACCTTCTCACCTCCAGACATAAAAACGCCCTAGCATAGTTATAGTTATATATACTATAATACCATACTAGGGCGTACATAGCTCTCTACCACTTTTATAAATTTTTAAGTTTTTTTAAAGTCTTCCAATCAGTTTGGCCAGATGATAATATTCCGCCATGACCTTGCGTTTGTATCCGTAAAAGTCATTCTCTGTTGCAGGAACTGTCCTGATCTTCTCCATTGTCCGATAACCAATACTGTTCACGATGCTGTCATAGATTTGTGATTCGATGCCGGGCGCATATTTGATAGATACCTGTAACAGATTATATTTATCGCTCTCACTAAGATTCCGCAAGTGACTTTGTAATGTCGGTATATCATCCGGCGGCACTCCGTAGTCAATCAGTGTTGCCTTTCTCAGTTTCATTTATTTCACCTTCTTCATTCAAACTCCAGTCGCATGGCATACCTCGAAAACATTCTGGACAGTGTTCATAGAATCCGCAGCCTTTGCAATCCGCTGGCTGTCCAGTACAATATTGCTGTAGTACGTGGTATGCTGATATAGCAAGGTTTGGCGTTATGTCTGGTGTAGGTTTGTCTGGCATATTTATCACTCCTCTCAAATCGTATAAACATGCTGTTTTGGTGCTACTTTTCCGCGTTTCTTTCCTTTTTCGAAAGGCTTTACAAATACTTTCTTACCGCTTTTGTACGTTCTGTAATGTCCTCTTACGCTCCAACATGGGCAGCTGATTTGACTATGTTTTACGGATTTTTGATATAGATTATTCTCTACAACATATTCAATCAAATCATCAAGAAGAAGAATTTTATTATCTTTTTTTGACAAATGATTTTTCCCCCTGCTATTGACTTTTCTGCTTCTATCTACTTTTCTTATAGCTTTTTCCCTTGATTCAATCTTTTCCATTATGGTTATCAATGCTCGTATTATGAGTGTACAATAGTCGTGGTCAATTTTTTCGTATCTCCGATATACTTCATCCTTGACATCCGTAACTTGTCCCACCATTATCTGCATGCCATATTTTTCTGAAAATTGAATATAATACGACACTTCCGGAAATTTATCTTCTTTTTCTGGTATAGGCTCTGGAACTACTACCATTCCTTCATCAAGCAATAACTCTCGACTGTAAAGTTGTATAAGTGCCTCATGTACTTTATCTCCATCAATCAATCTAAGAGTAAAATCAGAAAAAATAAATTTACATTTCAAAATATCACCAAGCTCTTTAAGTGGTTTCAAATCTTTTATTTCACAAACAATAGTAGGAAAGAAATAATCATCCATTCTGCATCTCCTCCAACTTCTCCACCGCCAGTTTCAACGATTCGATAAATTCATCATTTAATGCTGTGCGATCTGGATTCTCGATAAATTTTTCAATCGTGCTAATTACTTTCTCTTCAATTGTAGGAACTGTAAATCTTCCTGATTTCGCAATTTCAAGAAGTTCATCTGTATTATTTCCCCAATTACGGGTATCGCACAAATCATTGTTACACTTATTATTTCTTTTATTCAACACACATTCTATACATTCACGTTCGCAACAATTGCTTACATCTGCAATCCGTTCAGCAAATTCTCTTGCTGTCATTTCTTTTGTCCCGAGGAGTTCTGATGCCTCATAGAAAGCAAAGTCTGATTTGACACTTGCCGCATAAGTTATATCATGTTCATAAAATTTTAAAATGTCTGGAAAATATTGTGCTTGTAATGGCTCACAATGGTCTTCTCTATACCAATGAAATTCCTGTTTCTCAGCTTCTTTGAGAAGCATTTCATTTTCTTCTTTTGTTCTAACCAGAATACATGTATTTCTTAAATCAATCATCTGCTTCACCTCACAAAAATATATTCTTTTCTTCGCGCTTTTTCGCGCATTCTTCGCAAATAAAAATTGCTTTCGGATGTCTAAAACAGCTATCAGTAAGTATCAGATAATCCGGTTTATACACTGTGGTTTTCCATTTGCCACAAACATTACACTTTTTCACAGTTTCGTTTATATTTATTGCCATCCATCATTCTCCCCCTGTAATCTCATCAATACACTGGTTCCAACCCTCTACAAATCCTGCATCAAATGTATTAGCTGGATAATCTCCATTGTCTTTCTCTGGCAAGTCCATAAGTGGACACCAATCAGGGATTGATTCTACTTCTCCGTCTAACGTTGACTTTCCTGCAATCGGGCAAAAAACACAGGTTTCTATAATGCTGCTATAATTCTGTCCGATTTCGCAATCTATACATCGTTCTGGTGTATCTATCACTAATACTGATTTACTCATCTGACTCCTCCTGCAATAATTCTGGATTGTCGAAAATGTTTCCAACTACTTCATAATGTTCCAGATCGAATTTATCAAGATATTGTCTGTCTATACTATCAGTTTCGCACCCTACCCATCCGGCAACATTCCATTCAACAGTTTCATATGTCACATCTTCTGGGTAGGATTCGTCCAAGTGTGCCATCAAAATATCATTTTCCCAAATTTTCTTCCCGTTCTTGTCGCAAAGTCCTGTGAACTGGCAGAGGGTTCCTGAGCTAACTTCCGCATGATCAAATACTGTATGACCGTCTGCATAAAAGATTAAATGTTCTTCGTTTCCTAAAAAGTCATGTCTTTTCTGATAATACCCCTCAATCCATTCGCCGTCTTCAATCCGCTTTCCCTTGAAAAGAATCTCTTTCATTCAACTCCACCGCCTTTCACGATTTCATCAATTGTTGCATCTCCTTCTATGCAATATTTTTCAAACAAATAATTCTCTAATTGCTCCACAACCTCATCCACATCAAAAGCTGTCGGCTGCTCGTCAATAACTGCACCTATTGCAAAATCCATATCCGAATTTCCAAGAGAGTCAATTATTTTGTCTGCATCAATTAAACGCATTTATTCATCCTCCCACACTCCCAACAACCTCATCCTTTCATACAGTACAGCGACAGTCTTGCGTCTGTATCCGTAGAAGTCTTTCGGGTTCATCGGGATATATCTTTCTTTGCTGATTTTCCTGTAGCTTTTCCGGTGTAGGATATTTTCGATAACCATATCCGCTATCACCGTGTTTTTCGGGCAAGCTGACAAGGCAGCACTGGAAAGCAGGTATCCGTACTCTGCCGGAAAGTCTTTCAGCATCGCATTCAGTTTTTCAATGTCTTCTGCCGGAATACCGTAGTCTTTCAGCTTTTTGTTCCTTGTCAGCATACCGTTCTCCTTTCTAATCGTCTGGGTGGTGCTTGTCGTACATGATCGCCACACATACAAGACCAGCCACTCCGAATATGGTTCCAAGGGTGAATCCTAATAAGAATGTAATCATACAACCACCTCACTGTCCTCTGGCATCTGATAATCAATATGTCCATTTACATAGGCTTCCTGAATCATATCCAGTACTTTTATGGCTTTTGCTTTGGTGGAATATTCTCCGAGCAAGCAGCACCAACTCATATCTCTTCTTGCACTTATTACTCCACCCGAAACTTCGATATCGAATAAAAGTTCAAGTGTAGCTAAAACTTCCTTATTCTGACTTCTGATTAACATTTTGCATCCTCCTTGTAATTCTCGATTGCGGCTATCTTATCCTCGTACATAGCGATTGCTTTTTTAAGTCTGCTGATTTCAACGTTATATATTTCTAAAAATTTATTTTTTACAAACTGATAATTCGGTACTGTCAGCGCAATGTACGGCGTTGAATGACCAGAAATTGTTCCGATATCTTCCTTTTTCACGTATCCGATGTAAATTCCTTCCGGAAACTGTGTTACTGCTTTGTACGTCTTTGGTTTTTCCATTACCTCGCATTCCTCAACTCTGATCTTGAAAATATAGTCTCCTAATGTTTTAGTTTCTGGATTGTATTCTCTGTTACTGTCTAAAATGTAGAAATATAATTTCATTTTGCGTCCTCCTTATCGTTCGCTCTTTTATTCCATGCTTCTATTGCATATTCGGGATTGTTATAATGTCCTGTACCGCAAAGACAGTTACCGCATTTTACAAGATAGTAAGCATTACCTAAATATCCCATTTCATCATCGGTAAAAATTTGCGCCTCTTTTCCGCAAAACGGACAAGATTTTAATTTCTCCATTTTCATTCTCACTTTCCCCATGCAGTCAACTGACACGCTATTGTGCAGTCCTCCATGATTCCTTATCCAAATGCTACCTGCCCGTTATTCTGCATGACTTTTTATTTCTCCTGAAAAGCTTAATTCAATTCCCAGTTCTTCCTTGATAGCCTGCACATAATCAATCCATTCAGCCAAGCCCTGGTCGATATAGTCCGAAGCTTTGTCCATGCCTGCCATGAACTTCTGGCATCTTTTCTGACCGAATCCAAATTCATCATGCAGGACAGATATCGCCATGATCACGCAGCATTCAGATACAAGCTGTTTGATCTTCTCAGATGCTTTGTCCAGATCCTTTCTTGCCAGGGAAGTATGTATTCCTGTTACTCCCCTGAATCTGCATTCCTTTTCGAGGGCTTCAAGACCGCCCTCTCTGGTGATTCGTCTAGCAAGGTCAAGACCATCTTCCCTGCCGCGTTCATATTCACGCATTTTGTTCATTTCTTCACCTTTCCGAACCCGTATCCTGTCGGAGCATAGGCTCTATCAGTACTTGGGTGTGCTGTTTTAAGCAACCCATCATCAATAAGCTGGTTTAAATGTCTCCAGATGGTAGCTCTGCTTGCGTCTACCTTCTCGCAAATCTCGCTGACCGATGGTGCGTATCCAACAAGTTTAAAGTAGCTTACTACATACATGTAGATTTCTCTTCTAAGCGCCTGTCCCTGCTCGTATTTATTCTTAGTGTTGTACATTCTTTCTCACTTCCCTCTGCCTAGAATCTAATAATTTATTAAAAGCAACTAGACAATTCTTAATAAACTGTTTATCATTATCATCAGGACACATTTCCGCATACTCTCCAAGTTCTATCAGACGATCAGTAGCCTGTTTGGAATATTCGTCTGTAAGTTCGGCTGAATAGAAATCTTTTATAGTTTTCCAAAATTCAGTCATAAATTTTTGAATATACGGAATATCCTTTGCTTCTACTTTTATTTTTATCATCTCCTTTGAATATTGTATACAATATACTGTATACGCTCTATTTAATTTTATTTTATAAATATAATATATTTATATTATTTTAATATAAGTAACCCACAGTAACCGAGATGTAACCGTACTAATTCGTGTAAACCATTGATTTTACAGGTAGGTAACCGAGTAACCGAGTAACCCTGACTTTCTCATATAGGGAAACTTTTATACTAAATATGCACATATAAATACTCGTATATATATATGCAGAATCAAAGGTTACCTAGGTTACCCGGTTACCTTTTGGACGAATTGTTTATCAATCAAACACAATATCGTCTGTAATCTCAAAATCATCATTACAATTCACAAAACCTTTTGGAATTTCATCTACAATTTTCAAGAACACACATTTTGTAACAATTCCGTCCAGTTTCTTCGCCTTGGTCGGATAACCTCTGCTGTCGGTTTCTACAAGCCCCTTCTTAACAGCCCATGATAAAAATGCTTTCCGAGAGAATCTTCCAATTTTGCACAGATCATCAAACGCTGCACTATAGATTATTGCAGTCGACGTTTTCTCTACCGGGTCATTGTCAATAATTCCCCACCTTTCTGTTTTTATATCTGGGTTATCATCGAATTTAATTCCGTTCATGGCAATCTTATCAAGCACGAACCAGTAAGCGCGCTCATTTTCAGATACCATTTCTTTCTCTGTCAGAAGATTCTTAGCCGTCTCAATGTCAATGTACTGGCCATCATGGAACAGCTGATCTGTTGCGATTTTATCTGCTGCCAAGATAATACTCATTGATATACTCTGCTTCTGCATTTTATCATCATCCTGTATAAGGCTCTGAAAATGCTTCTGCATGGCTTTTATATCGTCAATGGGCATTTCCTTAACTACATTTACAAAATCGATTCCTGCGTACCCGTAGTTCTTTTTAAGTGTATCTGCGGTAAGCTGCGGATCATCAAATATCTTTTCAGAGCACTCAACCTCAATAATTCGGTTAATTGCTCCACCTTGACTGACATATCCTGCAAGTGGGCGCTCACCGTTGGTCAAAATGCAGTTCTGCCAGCGGTTCTCCCGGTTGACTCCCAATTCCTTATTAGAACGACTTTTTCCTTTGCCTGAGCATAAATCGTATACAATCCCTTCAAAGTTATCCCTGATTTTGGCAGATACCTTTGAAGTATCATCCAGAATCAGCGGTAAGTTGTTGAGCATATCGGATTTTGCTTCCAGGGCCACATCGGTTGTTTTAAAATCTCCTATGTATCGTGATTCACCTGGATTCGCCCAGACGGAAGCCCCCAACATAAGTGTTACGGTCTTGCCGCCCTCGGTTTCTCCCCATAAGTCTACAAAAAATGGAAGGGCACCGACCAGTTTGATCAGAATACTGGCGAAGCTTGCAGCTAACATGATTTTTGGTTCAATCCTTCCGGTAGCACGAACTTTCTTCACGTGTTCATACCATTCTGTTCTGCTACCACCTACGCTAATGCTTTCATATAACTGCCGAAATCTCATATCACCATCAAATACGATATCCTTGTCGTAAGGCAGAAAATAATCTCGAATCCACCCGATTTTACTAGAGGAATATTGGATGTTGATATAATCATCATTGGCATTTTCTACGTCTGACAGATACCGGACAAGGAACTTCGCATTCTCAGAAGTCACTGAAATACCAAGCGCGGATAAACCAACAATTTTACTGGCTGATGCAACCATGGTTTTTGGAACAATAACCTCTGACCACTTATTATTCCTCTTATAGATTAACTTTATCTGCTCTTCCCCGGTCTCCAGATTCTTCATTCGTTCGATTGGAAGAATAGGGTGATAGCAAGCTATAATATCCGGCGATCCTGGATTTGTGTTTGATATTCTGATTCCGTCATCATCTGCTATCCAGTTAAGACATTTCATTCTGTCATATTCACAATCGGAGAAATTAGTCCACTGGTCCAGCATCGAAACAGCCTTGCTACTTTTTTCTTTTTCAATCATCTGCTTCTGCACTTTCGTATAAGCCTTCAGCAAATCTTCAAATTTTTTCTTTACACCAAGCTCCTTGGCTCTGTCCAGAAGAGTCAGCGTAAGACGTGCCTTGTATATCTCGTCTTCCTGACTGAATATCTCGTCAAACACTTCTTCGTCCAGAATAGAATCCCTCGTGAGCTTGTTTATCATTTCCACTCTTAATCACCTTCTTCCAGTCCTGTCAGGAATCCATGCCGGTATAATGCTAACTGAAGTTTATTCCAGGCTTCACACCACCTGTCAGATAAAGCCCCCCATCGTTCGATTTCTGCTCTGTAAAAGTCGATATCATGTAAGCATTCCTGCAGTTCACTTCTTTTCTTTCGTTCATCTTTCTTATGCTTTTCCACCTGCTTCTGATGACGGTATATGGCCATTCTGGACGAGAAACTAGGTTTCTGGTAAGTTCCTCCAAGTATGGTAAAAGCTGTCTTAAAATCGCAATTATCCATGTTCTGAACGAATGTAAATATGTCACCTGTCGCACCGCAGCCGAAGCAATAATAGCTGTCTTTATAGATTTTCATGGATGCAGTACGGTCACTACTATGAAAGGGGCATTTTATAAACCCTGCTCTGTTCGGAACCATGCCATATCTGCTTAGAACGTCTCTCATGTTATTCTGTTGCTTAATTGTTTCTTTATCCATTTGACAAAATCTCCAAAATTCTTTTGCCAGTGCCTTTCTTGTCGCAAAACAGAAATTCAACACCATACTTGCGTTGCATCGTGCAAAGAATCTTATATAAGACATCTCCATGCATAACTTTCTGTTCCTGCTCTACCCAGATGCCATTCTCTTTAACTCTTTTCTTCGCCCTGGGATTCTCCCACCAGAGAACATCGTCCAGCTTTTCGATTCCTTTCCCGTGTTCGCATAAGAAGACAAGTTTTATTCCTGCTTCATTTGCCCGGATAATTTCAGATCGGAATCTTTCATGCTGCTGACATACATTTCCGCATAACTCTGCAAGGTTCTGTTTTCTATCAACTACCAAACGCGGGTTATCATAATTCATGTAATCACCTACATACAGCTTTGACACGAACCATTTTTCCCCTGCCTCGTCAAATGCCTTTTTAATGCCATCAATAACTTTCTGATGTTCTCTGCTATCAATTTGTATCATGCGAACGGCATCTCCTCGTCAATTCCATCTGGAATATTCATAAATCCGTCTGGGTCTGTTTCTGGATGTGGTGCCTCTGACTTCTGCTGACTCTGGTTAGAGCCTTTGCTTTCACCAAACTCAATCTCTTCCACAACAATATCTGTTGTGTATACCTTCTGCCCATCACGATTAGTGTAACTGCCGGTCTGAATTCTACCAGATAAATCCGCTTTCATTCCTTTAGAAAAATATTTCTCGATAAATTCTGCCGACTTTCCGAAAGCGATACAATTCAAAAAATCTGCTTTCTGATCGGAACCCTCTTTCACAAATCTTCTGTTTACCGCAATAGAAAACCTTGCAATAGATGTTCCATCATTGGTGTACTTGATTTCTGGATCACGTGTAAATCTTCCTGTAAGAATTACTTTATTCATGCTGTTACTCCTTTTCTGTATGTTGTTTGTCATAGTCAATCAACATCTTCAGACATTTCTGACCTTTTTCCTTGGTAAGAGACTTAATATCGCTTACTTTAAATCGAGTCTTGATCTGTTCCAAAAGCTTAGCTTCCGGGTACTTATCAATGATATTTTTGATTGACATAGTAGTCTCGGAACTAATCATCTCGGCTTCTTTTGCCGATTCCGTTTTCCTGCCGGACGTTTTTTCTTTCTCTCCTGTATTAGTAGAATCACTATCTTTGTTATCATCAATACAGAACAGCCCATTCAAAGCGTATTTTCTGGCATAAGATGAAGCTGCACCTGTCACCTGTGAAGAATCCATGCCTTTCTTAGACTCTTCTTCCCTTGCATAAGCAACGGTTGTAATCTCTCCGGTATCTTCACAGTCGTTTAGACGAGCTTCTGCTCTGACATATATTCTGCCTCCAACAACTTCCATCCGATCTGTGACGCTTAACACAGTCTTTGTTTCTGCCAGAAGCGGCTTTACAGCTTCCAGAATATCCTCACAGCTCCTGTATTTGTATTTCCCAAATGAGTTATACTGCCCTTTTGGGGCTTTCAGCTTTGACTGGATAACTCCTAATTTTTCATAGATATTCAATTTCAATCCCCCTTGTCATAGACCACACACTTACTGGCTTCTACAATCAGTAAACTTGCAATGTCTTTCATAGATATAGTTGATTCGTTATAGATTTCAACCAGTGTGTTGTATGCTTCTGGAGTAATCTTCACAACCGGATTCTCCTTTTCACTGATTGCTTTCTTCTTTTTAGCCGGAATACGGATTTCAAACTTTCCCATTGTTGCCCTCCTTATATGTTTTCTGAGCCGCTAAAAGCCCATTTAGAGCCTGTGCATAGTTCGCCAGTGTCCTTGCCTTGTACTGTTCTTCAATCGGATTATCCGGCACTGTAGCAAGTTGTATGTCGATTAATCTCAATACTTCCTGAATGCGTTCGTCCATACTTACACCGCCTTGAAAAAGCAATACAGGTTATCTGATGCATCTCCGAACTTCTCTCCGTCAATATCTTCGGCTTTGTGGTATTCCACATGGTCCAGAGACATATCGCAGTTCTCGTAGTCAAGGATATAATCGCCTCTTGACTGAAGCTCACGAAGAAGCTCATTAATGCAGCTCACGATTTCCAGACTTGGCAAGAGCTTTAAGATTGCAGCCTGCTTATTCATGCGGACACTTCCCATCTATCAGGAGTCCCAAAAGATATTCTTTTATGGTTTTATATGCAGTGAGACTATATTCTTTAAGTTCAGGCTCATTGTAGATTCTTTCGGACATGTCCCATTGAAATTCGCATTTTCCGCGTTCATAAAGTTCCTTTTTATTTTTTGTTCCATATACCGTCAATCCTATTGAAGAATAATTAAAATTAATGAATGCATCTGGAACTTCATGTGCAACTCTTTTACAGAGTCCGTACAGTTCATCTATTTCTTTTTCGAACATTTTCATTTCCCTCCTGTATTTATTCCCATTCTTTATTGATCTGCTTAACTGTCCAGCATGTAGTAATCGCAAAAGCAATGTTCAGCCAGACAGGTATGTCTATGTATTTACCAGCAAGAACACACGCCGCAATGATGATATACTGTTTCATCTTACCTTTCCTACAATCCATGCAAGGTTGCTGGCTACCAGTGCGGAAGTTGTGACCAACCATGCAATAAACCATTTTCTTGCTTTTTTTCTACTTTCTTCGACAATTTCTGTCGCAAGAATGAACTCAAGTTCGTCCCATGTCGGAACGTTTTCACATTTATTTGTGCTATTTCTGCTCATATCGTGCTAATTTCTCCTTTTTTGGTATTTACAATTAGCAGATACGAAGTTATAATTAACCTGTACCTACTAAGTGTGGTTTAGTAAGTGCAACGCTCCGGGGCGGAGGTATCAGCTCCCTCCGGGGCACTATCACTTTAATGCTTCTTTCCCTCTCCAGACATATCCTGTTTCTTCCCAAAGTTTCCTTGGAGAGATAACAAATTCTATTCTGCCAGAACCTTTTCTGTCGTGAATCACTTTGTTCCCACGATACGCCGTGCCGATAGGCAGCCATCCATAGATGATTCCTGCTCTGACAGATGGTGTAGGAATGCCTGTCATTTTGCTCACGTCTGATACTGTCAGGCGCTCGTTTGAGAACTCCGGCATCTGTGGGATACCAGATATGATTCTTGCCACTTCTGCGGCAAACTGATGAACCTGTGCATTCTGTTCTACGTAATTATCAACTGCACTCATATAAACCTCTTTTCTAACTGATACTCATTTGAGCATTACAGTCACGTATCATCATTACTGTATTAGTGCATGGATGCCAATTTCTGACATATTCCATAGATTCTTCAAATCTCAGCTTAGGGATGTTATTACGGGCATTTACTGCGAAGTAAGTCTTTATATCCCTGTTGCATTCAGCAAATACTTTCTTGCCAATTTCCTTGTAAGCATTTGACTCTTTCCCACCAAGGTGAGCAATTACGACACTTGACACTAAGTCTCTAATAGATTCCTGCTGTGCGTAGTCAATAGTCATGGTATTTTCAAGTCTGTTAAGCCGCTCTTCGTGATCTAAGAATCCTGTCGCAATAACCTGTATCTGTTCAACTGTCGTCAGTGGCTTCTGGTATGAGCCTGTCTTTCTGATTGTCGGAAGAACTTCATCCATAACCCATGATTCGAATTTCTCTGCCGATGGAAGTTTCGACTTCATAATCAAGCGGTACAAATCTCCCTCATTTATGTATGACATTGACTGAATGCCACTAGATGTAGGGGTGTCGCGTTTCACGACTCCCTTGCAATGCCTTGATACGGCATCTCTGGGATTGTTATATCCAAGAGCTTTCGCAACATCTGTTCCAACAAAATACGGTTTCCCGTCAATTTCTATTGTTCGAATTTCTCCGAACTCCCCTGAATTAAAAATCTGTAATTCGTTCATGTTTCTCCTTTCTAATTTGAATTAACTACTTCTTTCTTATCTGATTTTTTCTCCAGATTATTCTCGGAAAAGCTTTCCGTCTTACCGAGAATATATCCTTTGTCAAATTCTGACATATTAGGAATCGCTTCTTTCAGCTTTTCAATGATTCTTTTTTCTTTTTCAGACATATACTCACCTCTTTTCTTGTGATATACTCCCAGTAGATGGGAGGTGATTAAAATAAATCAAATTATTTCAATTTTAAAATCGGCTAAAGGAATCATTACGTTTGAAAATGTTTCTTTTATCCTTGGGTTAATAGGGTCTGCTGGAACTGCTTGGCAATTATTTCAATCACGGCGTAATCTTCATTTAAGCTTGCCTTATTTTGGATATAGCCCAGAAAAACAACTGGCTTTGGCTTATATCCAGTTTGACAATCTCTCAAATTCCGTAATATCAATTACAGATGTATCCATTGTTATTAACGGAATTACATATCCATGCAATAAGTTACCAACTATCGTTGCTTCTTCAGACCGGAAAATCGGTGGAAAAACCGTTTCTTCCGACAGCTTGTACAATATGTCTCTTCCGGTTTGTTTGTCTGGATATGGTGGAAGCAGCGGCTACTTTGCGTTTCAGATTCCATTAGAATCTGTTCCACCTGACTCCACACGCCGGACATTTTTAATTTCGACCAGTCGTGGCTCGTCATTTCGAGTTGAACTGAAACCTGACCGAGAATATTTTCACTGACGGTGCAGTCTAACATTTTTCTTCACCTCCTTTGTTGTACTTTGTACACTCTTAATATAATACTATGTACAACTTTTGTCAAGCACTATTTTTGTACATTGTACAATTTTTAATATTTACTTTTTTAATTATGTGGTGTATAATCTTATTTGAAAGGAGGTGTACGAATTGAAAAACAGAATAAAGCAAATAAGAAATTCTAATCCTAATTGGAAGAGTCAAGATTTATTTGCAAGCTTTTTGGGAATACCAAAGGCAAATTTATCCAGTTATGAAACCGGAAGAAGAACTCCTACAGACGCAGTAATTCAATTAATCTGTGAGAAATGTTCTGTAAACGAAGAATGGCTAAGAAATGGAACTGGAGAAATGTTCCAACCAGAGAACAAAAACGATGAGATTTCTAAGCTGTTCGGAAATGTTCTGAAGTCTAGCGACAATGATTTCAAATACCGTCTCATCAATGCTCTAGCAAAGCTGGATGATTCCGGATGGGATAACTTGGAAAAACTCCTAGACACGATTTACGAAAAGAAATAAGAAAATAGCCAAGGGCAATGCGCAAACCCTTGGCTTTTCTTTTTAACCGATTAATGTTTTTATGAAAATGTATATTGACCTCAGCCAACATCTGTTTTCTATCTTTTGTATCATTTCAATAATCTCTTTCTTATAATCCATAATAACCCTCCCTGTCACAACTACCGCCTACATTACAGTATATGTCCGGCTGTGGGAAATAGAACCGAACATTAGTTCGTTTTTGCTATTATACCACCTATTCCAACTCTTGGCAACTGCCAATGATATATGCGAGCTTTCGTTATTTCATACACGAACTTTGCAATCTCAAAGAAAATTATGCTTTCACAGAAGAAAAATGCGAGATCACAAACTTTTCCACTGCCACCGTCTGTATGCAGATACTTCTGAACAGAATGGTCCTGATATACCGTATACGAATGAACTATCTGCATATCTTTCTGATTATTATTAGAAATTATCTTTTGTGGGGTATGTACAAGACTAAATACCTTATAGATCAGCAAGAGAAGTACAAAGCACTTAAAACATTTCTTTTTCATCTAAATCACTCTATTTCATTCTAAATCTTTACAACATGCTCTTAAAATGATAAAATAAAAATACCACGAATAACCGTACTTTACATAATATTGCAAAATCAGCGGTACAAAATACATAATCCGCATGAAAAGTGCGAAGCGTGGCGAATAAAGCTATTAGGAGGAGCAATTCTATGAGTAAGAAAAAAGGTGGAAAACTCAAATGGGTAGTTTTAGCAGTTGTTGCCATTGGCGTTATCGGTGCCGTTGGTGGAAATTCGGATTCAAACACCACGTCTTCTTCCAGCGCATCTGCAAAGACGGAATCTGCAAAAGAAACTGATACACCTACACCAATTGAATACACAGCCGTATCAGTCAACGATATGATGTCTCAGCTTGATGATAACGCACTTGGAGCATCTGATAAATACAAAGGGCAATACTTAGAAATCACTGGTAGACTCGGGAACATTGATTCATCTGGAAAATATATCTCCCTCTATCCCGACGATGAATATGCGATAATCGGCGTTCAGTGCCAGATTAAAAATGATGAGCAGCGTTCGAAAGTCGCATCAATGGCAAAAGGTGATACAGTCACACTAAAGGGAAAATGTACAGACGTAGGTGAAGTTCTTGGATATTCATTTGACATTGAAGAAATAGAATAAATAAAAACCACCCCGGCATTGGCGTACCGAGGTGGCGTTTATACATCTCCGAAGAAATGTAATATTCTGGCAAAACATATTGTATCATCTTCGGAGCAGTCGGGCAAGTCAGAAAGTTTGTTCGGCTGTTATTTTTATACCTAAATACAGCTACAGAAAGAGGGAATAAAAATGGCGAAGAAAAGAAAGAAATACCCGAAGCTCCCCAACAGTTTCGGAACAATACGGTACCTGGGCGGCAACCGCAGGAATCCATTTGCGGTCCATCCTCCGGCAGTACTGGATGAAAAGACCGGAAAGCCAGTCCGCCCGCCTGCAATCTGCTATGTAGACGACTGGATTAAAGGATTTACTGTACTGACCGCATACAAGGCAGGAACATATCAGCCAGGGATGGAACGAGACCTTGAGATATCACCTACAACGGACGTAGATACCCTTGTTACTCGTTTGATTGCTGACTACAATACAATCAAGGGTGTCGAGGATAAACACCCGGAAATCAAGAAATTGACGTTTTCAGAGGTATATAAGAAGTTTTACGCATGGAAATTTCCAGAGGGTTCAAAACTTTCTTATAGTTCAAAAATAGCTTACCAGACCGCTTACTCGAACTGCACGACTCTGTACAATCGTATCTTTGAGGATTTAAAAGCGCCTGATCTGCAAAAGGTAATTGATGACTGCCCGTTAAAACGTCAGAGCCTTATGGCAATTCTTACGCTGTTCAAGCAGATGTATAAATATGCTGTTTACTCAGAAATTGTAACAGAAAACAAGGCTTTGTATGTAAAAGTCAACGTGGATGACGACACTGAACATGGAACGCCATTTTCTGACAATGAGCTAAAAATTCTCTGGAAGAATTCTGCTGATCCGGAAGTGCAGCTTATATTAATCATGTGTTATTCTGGCTGGAGAATCGGCGAAGTACTTAAGTTGACGACTAACTTGGAAGAGAGATACTTTCAGGGCGGGATCAAGACTAAGGCAGGAAAGGACCGCGTAGTACCAATTCATTCGGCGGTATACGAATTTGCTAAGCAAAAGGTTCTTACTCAAGATGGGAAGCTCTGTGTATATACTCAGCAGCACCACCGCAACGCTCTGTTCTATCCTACGCTGGAACGTCTTGGAATTGTTGGCGATCCGAAGCACACTCCGCATGACTGCCGGCATACTTTTTCTGCTTTGTGCGAAAAATATGGAGTCAGGGAGAATGATCGTAAGAGAATGCTCGGTCATTCATTCGGCGGTGATGTTACAAACGCCGTTTACGGTCACCGAACATTGGAAGAACTCCGTATAGAGATTGAGAAAATAAAAGTCCCATTTGTGACTAACTGTGACTAACGGAATCTTATTTTATCAATTTTATTCATCACAATTCAGAACATAAAAACGCGTGAAACCCTTGTAAAATCAACATTCTCAGCGATTTTGCAAGGAATTCACTCATTTCATTTTCATTATTCTAATT